TGGGCTTGCGCCGCGGCAGCCACCCGGCCGGCGGCCGTCTGGGCGGCTTGCATGATCGTCGCAGCCTGCGCGGCGAACGCTTGCACAGCCATCGCGTCGTACGGGTTGACCGACACCCACAGCCGGCGGATGGCGTTCTTCGCCCACGCCGCCGTGGCTTCGCGGGTGGCGATGATCTTCTCGGCCATTCCGGCGACCACAACGGCCGGGTCAGGTGTCGTCTTGCTGGCCGCCAAGGCGGCCGCCATCGCGACGGCCTGGTCGTAGGTGAGCGGTTGGCTAGGCGCCGACATTCACGGCCGCCAGCGCCGGCGGTGACGTGTCGCTCGTGGCCGGCGGCGACAGGGGCCCCGGCGGCGTCGGTCCGGCGGCCGGGCCGGTCGACAAGCCCATCAGCGCATCGGTCGTCAACCGGGTCATGTTCTGCTTGGTCTCATCAGGCGACAAGTCCCAGATGCGTTCGCAGCGGTCTTCGGTCGACAGCGTGCCTTGCGCCTGCGCTGAGGCGGCCGCCTGCTCGGCGAGCGTGTGGAATTCGATCGGGCCCCAGTGCAGTTTCATGCGGCGGCCGCGGTCAGCAGCACCGGCCAGCGCGAACGTCATTCGCCACAACAGCTTGAGGTTCGGCGACGTGCGGGTGCGCCGGTCACGTACCTTCGCGGTCAACGCCTCCCGCAACAGCCCGGCACCCTGCGCGGAGCCGTTGGCCGCGTCGGGGGTAATCAGGTGCAACGGGGTGCTGGTGACGGCGGCGAATTCCTTGACGTCATCACGCTTTCCGTTCAACAGCGGCCCGAAATCGGTCTGTTGGGACTCCCATATCTTGAAGTCCGCCGGTATCTGCCACAGCTCACCCGGCCCGGCGCGGAAGACCTTGTTCAAGTCGACCGGCGGCGCCGTCTGCTCGGGCGAGTCCTCGTCTTCGGCGTCTTCGTCACCGACGAGGCCGCGCTGCCGCAACGCCTGATACCAGAACCCGATGATGCGTTGCAGCGTGACATCGTTGATCCGGTCCAACAGGTCCAGGTGCGCCTCGTACTCGCCCAGGCCGTTCAGGTTGTCGAACCGCACGATCGGGATGCCGCCGAAAGCGTCGAGCCCGTCGATGGTTTCGGGTTGCGTGTCGGCGAGGGTGAAGTTCCTCGACTCGACGTCATAGTTCAACGTCCACTTCTGCCCGGGCAGGAACAGGTGCGCGGTGCGTGACTGCAAAATCGGGTCGTACTGGTGCACCACGGCGGCCGCGAGCCGCGTCGGGTTGTTCAGATCGGGTATGCCGATGCAGCGGCGCGGGTCGATCGCGTGAATGGTCGGCGCCGGCGCCCGGTGCTTTCCAACGTCGGGCCGCCGTCGACGCCGGGCACAACCATCGCATACCCTTCGCCCATCGCGAGCGTGTAGGCGAACAAGTCCTTGCTGACGGCCGCGAACGCGGTCTCCTCCATGATGTCGGCCGCCAGGTTGTCCCCGTCGGCGTCATCATCGACCAGTGTTGAAATGTCTTGCAGTTCAAGACGATCCAGCATCGCCGCGATGCACATCGGCGCGTAGTTCGACCGCGCCTTACGGATGATGTCACGAAACACCTCGTGGTACTCCGGCTTGAGCTGCGGCAACGGCGGGTCGCCCTCGTAGTACGACCACAGCGTGTCCAGATAGCGGTCCCGCGGCGTCCAATACCGGGCGACGTGCCCGATGCTGCGGTCACCGGTCTGCGGGTCGATGATGTTCGCTGGCCGCACCAGCCGGTCGTTCCACGGCGCCCGGGTCGGCTGCGTGAACATCGCGTTGATCCGGTCGAACCACTGGCTCGGCGTCAACTCGCCGCGGGTGGCGGGGGTCGGACTGGTCAAATCGCGGCCCCCTTCACCTGATTTGTCGGAACACTCGTTTCTTCGGCTTCGGCAACTTCGGCAACACGTCCATGCGGGCTTGCCACGACAGCACCGCGGCCATCGCTGCATCGAACTTGCGGTCCTTGTGCAACTTGCCCAGAATCCACGCCCGTTCACCGGTCTGAGGATCAACCAGCGTCGTGTACTGCTTGCCAGCGTTGCCGATATGCCGCGAGAAGTCACCCGTCTCGGGGTCATCGTCGTGGCCGAGCACACCGGACTGCATCGCCCCGACGTAGGTTTGAATCGCGCGGATCATGCGATGCCGCTGATTCGTCCAGAACTCTTCAACGACATCGGGATTCCGGGCCGCCCACGCCCCGACCGTGTAGTTCCAGTGCGGCGGGTCGGCGTACATCTTCACCACGCGGAACCGGCGGAACAGCTCGGCGCGCTTGGCGTTGACTTCCAGCTCGTCGACTTCCCAGTCCTCGTCGGCGTCGTGCGGCCGTTCCCACAGCCCGGCCAGCTCTTGCAGGCCGGTGCGCACATCGGTCACCACGAACGCCGTCGCGTCGCGCATACGGGCGCCGTCGAACCCGACGGTCACCATCGCCTTGGCCGGGATGCGCGCCCCCGGCCGGCGCAGCTCGCGCCAGCGCCGCAAATTGAACGCCTGCAAGCCCTGCTGAGTCCACCGGTTACACCAGACCCGTTCCAAGTAGGCGACGTCGGCCTTCGGAACGTCCCACTGCGACGCCAGGTCTTCAATGTCGGTGCGCGCGGCCAGCTCGGGGCCCGACGCCTCGCGGATCGCCTCGCAGCGTTCTTCGAAGCTGCCCATGTCCCAGCCGTCCGACGCCTGCCGGTGGAAGTAGAACATGCGCGGCCGCTTGATCTCGCCGCGCGCAATCGCTTCGGCCTCGAAATGGTCATCTTCGGCCTGCGACTGCTGCCCCGGCTCGCCGGCCGTCGTCACACCGAGCGACCACGGGTCTTGCGCCGTGCGCTTCCCGAGGTTGGCTTCCATCGTGACAACGGCCGCCTTCTCCGACGGCAGATACAGCCGGTGCGTCTCGTCGTACAAGTTGCACGTCGTGCGGCCGCCATCATTGGTGTCCGGCGCGTTCGCCAGCGGCAACGCCTTCCCATCCGCGCGGCCGCGATCATCGAGCCGGATGATCCGGTCAAGCGTGCAGTCGAACAGGTCGGCATCGTCGCATTCCTCGCAGATCAGTTTCAGCGCGCCGAACGCCAACTCGGACACCTGCAACTTGGCGTTCGCCAGCATCGGAATGAACGGGTCAACAACCGGCCTTCCCTCCTTGAGCGAGCCGTCCCGGTTGAACCCGTTGAACCGAACCGGCGCTTCAGGATGCAACTCGACGAACGCGACGAACGCCATCAGCTCCGTCTTCGCCGCACCCTTGCGCACCGACAACCGGCCCTTCTTGAACCGGCGGCGCCCGGCCCGCGGATGCCCACGCGGCCAATGCTCATACAGCCGATACAGGCAGTACCGCCAGTCCTCCGACAACACGACACGCTGCCCCTTGAGGTCACCCGGCCCGTAGACCGCGCGTTCCTCGATGAACGCGCAGACCTGATCGCCCAACGTGGGCAACGGCTTATCGTCGTCGGGCGGTACTACCAGCTCCACCGGCAGGCACTAGCCGACCGACTGCAAGCCGTTGCGCTCGCGGCGAGCCACCCGCGGATCAACCTTGCCGTTCTTCGCCAACTTCGACCCCGACGCCGCAGTGCCCCCGGCGGCCCGCCGAGACCGACCACGCTCCTGGGCCTCCTCCGCGCGCTCGATCTCCCACTGCAACGACCGGCGCGACATCGGCGTCAACCCGCACTGCGAAAGCAACTGCCGAATCTCGGCCGCCAAGTTCTTGCACACGTTCGCGCTGGTCTCCGGCGACCAAAACTCCTGCATCAGCTTCGCCGCCAGATACATCGTGTCCACGTCCGAATCAGTCCACTCAGGAACCATCGGCGACGACCACGCACGCCGCCACCACGCCTGCACCTGCGGATACCAATCCGGCCCATCCGGCAACGCCGGAATCGTCGGATTCTTCACCGGCTTCAACACGGCACGAGTCGACGTCTTGTTACGCCGAGCACGCACCGACGGGTCTTTCGGATGAGGCGGCATGATCTTCAACTCCCATATCGGGTCGAGGGCTCCCATAACGGGAAATACATTGCGCGCGAACAACATTCACACGCGGGAATCACGTCCAAAACCGCTGGCACGCAACGGAATTCAGTAGGCGACCAGGCGGCCAGCCCGGCGAGTTCGCCGGAACCGTACAGACCATTTTTCACAGAACAGCGCGGCTGCTCAGTACGTCAGGGGGGAGGGGTGGACCGGCTGGGGCCGCGGCCGCCAGCCCCCGGGCGGCGGTGGTCGAAGCCAGGCAACCCTCCCGCGACGGTCACCCTGGCGGGCGGCTGGCGCGCGGTGACCGTCGGGCCGCGCGTGCTACGTGGCGCGCGGTGGTTCGGGCTTGCCACGGTCGGCTGTGCGTGACTTGGTGTCGTTGCATTCCCAGCACGCGGCGCGATGGTTGTCGGGGTCGAACGCGAGGTCGGGTCGGCGTGCGGCCGGCGCGATCTTGTCGACGACGGTGGCGTATCCGGTGCAGATGCCGACGTATCTGATCTGGCACTGGTAGCCGTCCCGCTGCAAGATGTCCGGTTTGACCTTCTCGCGCCAATGGGTGTCGCGAGTGATCCGGCTCGACGCGGTGCGTTCACCAGCCCACGCGACGGTGTGGTCGTGGCAGTACTTGCGATTGCGAATCAGCTTCGTGCACTGGCCATTGTCGCCTGGGCAGCGCCTTGGCGCGCGTGGCACTAGCGGGCGGCGGCCGCACGTTGGCGGCCGCGTTCTTCCAATGCTGTACGCACGAGTTGCACTGTGCGTACGACGACTTGCACGTTGCTGGCATAGTCTTCGGCGCTCAGCTGCCGGTAGCGCGTGGTGAGCGTGTTCATGGCGAGCATGGCGTCGTCGATGTCAGTGAACACGGTGGCCTTGGCTGCGTCGGGCACGACGGCTAGTGAGCCTTCTCCGTCGGTGATGACGTATCCGCCGTGGACGGTGTTGCCGTTGGGGTTCATGACGCGCACTGCGTATTCGTCGTACTCGTCGTCGGCCATCAGTCTTCGATGTGGTGGCGGTGATGGCAGTGGCCGCAGTCGACAAGGTGCGCTGATAGCGCACCGACCATCACGGCGGCGACGTGAGTGATGACCAGCACGAGAACAAGGTCGGCGGTCATCGCCCCTTGTTCCGTTCGCGTGCGAGTGCGGCGATGTGCTTGGCGCGTGCGGCGGCTTGTTCGGCGCCTGGTGCGTGGCCGGGCCATGCGCCGGTTGCGGCGTGGTGCAGGTTGGCGCAGTGTCCTTTGACGACTTCGGGGTCGTGAATGTATTTGCCCAGTTCGGCCTCGCACCTTGCGAAGTCGCCGGCCCCAGTTGATTTTCGCGGCGCCGGCGCCGTGGGTCCAGTAGCGGTTCAGTTTGGCGATAGCTTCTTCGTTCTGCGGTGTCGGTGCGTGTGCCACGGCAGAACCTCCCCGGTTGCGGGCATCAAAAAACCGCTGTCCCGGTTTCGGGCACAGCGGTGGTTGCGGTTCAGTGTATCCATGAACACTTAGTTTGTCGCGTGGCGGCTGCTTGTGGGGTGTGGCGGCCGCGGCGTATCGTCTCGTTTGTGTATGACATTACCGCTTGCTTTGCTCGGTTGTGTATGACACAATCGAGTTATGCGATTCCGGTTCGCCCGCGCCAGCCGCCGCCACAAGATCGGCCGCGCGCACGCCAAAGCCGCCATGCGGAACGCGATCTGGGTCGAGACCCGCGAACAGTCCTGGGGTGACATGGGCATCTTCGTCGGAACCGATGACCGCGGCGTCGAGCTGGAAATCGGCGTCATCGGCGTCGACGAGACCGTCGACATCTGGATCGTCATGCACGTCATGCCGCGACGATTCCGCAACAAGTAAGGGAGGCTGACATGGGACGCAAATCAGAACCGATCGTCGACGACGAGGACATCGACCTTGAGGCTGAGGTAATCCACGTCAACGGCCGTCGCTTGACCGAAGAATTCGCTGAAGCGATCGCCGAGGAGGCGGCGCGCACGAGCCGGGAACGGTCGAACGCCAACCTGATTCCCGGCCGCAAGTCGCTGTCAGGCGGCCGTGAGCATTCGCCGATCGTGCAGACCCGGGTGCCGGCCGAAGTGCGCGCGAAGCTACAGCAGATCGCGGAGCGGCGTGGCGTGCGGACCTCGAAGCTGCTGCGCGAAGCTATCGACCAGTTCATCGAGCGCGAAGCCGGATAGCCGAGAATCAAGCGGTACTTATGTCGGCCCGACGAAGCGAATCTCTAGATCGGGGTGGTTCTCGACGTAGCGGAATGCGATCGTCGCCGCCGCCATGCTGAACGGGTGCCGCAGCCACGGCCAGACGCGATCCCAGATCGATCTCTGGCTTTACAGTCACGCTCATCGGCTTGCCCTTTCGCTCTTTGGCGCGTTCGGCGACGCGATGCCAGGCGCGGTCATAGTCGAAGCTGGGAGCCGTTTCGAGCAGGACTTCTGCGTACGCCTGCTTGAGATACCGCACACCAGCAGCACGGTGGCGCGCACCCAGGTGGAGCGCCAGTCCCAGTAGTCGGGCCCGGGCGCCGGCGGGTGGTCGAGGATCACAGCCGGGCTCGTTTCTGCCGGCGGGCGAGCATGTAGGCGTGTGCTGAGGCGAGTGAGTATTCGGGGGCGCCGTCGGGGCCGACGCGCTGCTCGATCTTGCCGCGCCGGGCCCACCGGTAGACGTCGGCCGGGGTTTTGTGGATCAGGTGGGCGAGGTCGGCGGCGCATAGCCATTCGTCGTCGTCGACGGGCATCGGGCCGGGGCGTGGCCAGTAGTGGCCGAATTGGGCCCAGTGTTCGTCGAGTCGGTGTAGTTCGCCGGCGGGGTCGTCGATGCGGCCTTGGGCGATGTCGTAGACGAGTTGCCTGTACGAGAGGGCGATGCGTTTGGCTTTGTCTTCGGCGTCGTCGCCTGGCCACGGCCAGGGTTTGATTCCCCAGCGGCGCCGCGGCGCGCGGGCGCGGGCGGCGCTCATTCGTCGACTCGGTCGTGTGCGCGGGCGTAGAGCAGGTCGCGTGCGGCGTCGAGCAGCCCGGTTGTCTGGTAGTAGGGCTGTGATCCGTTGCGGGGGAAGATGAACACGCCGCCTACGCGGTCGCCGTCGTCGTCGATGCGTTGTGTGCCGACGACGAGTACGGCGTCGACTGGGATGGTGCCTGCGGCGAGCTGGTCGCCGTGGCATTCGTGCATGAGGGCTTGAATCACCATGTCGAGCGCCTGGAATGACTTCGGCGTCATGGGCATTCCCCTGTGTGGATCAGGTTGCAGTCGCGGCAGCGTGCGTCGCCGTTGAGGACAGCGTCAGCGTCGATGTCGACGAGCGTGGACAGCGACGCGGCGGCGATCGGGTTCTCGACTGGCGCGCGTGCTGGTGCGGGTTTGCGTTTGGGCCGGCGGTAGACGGGTTCGTTGCCGAATGCCCATGTGTCGTCGGCGGCCTGGCGCTCGGCGGCGGTTTTGCGGTCGGTGGCGACGACGCGATCGGCTGGCCGTTTGTGCTCGCCGAGCGCGGCGTCGAGAATTTCGAGCGCGGCGGCGGCGTCTGCGTCGAGGTTCTTGTGTCGGTGCATCATGTCGGCGAGGTTCTGCAACATGTCGAGCCGCCAATATGCTTCGGCGAGAAGCCATTTCAGGATCATGTCCAACCTTTCGTGGGTGATGAGTCCGGCGAGGAACTGGTACTCGCGTTCGGTCCATGCCGAGTTGCACTGTTTGCAGTCGACGATGATGGTTCCGTCGTCGCGGCCGACCGGCGCGCCGCAGTTCGGGCAGGGCATTTCGTAGCGGTGCCGCAGTCGGGTCAACCCGAGCTCGGCGCGGGCCTGGTGGTGCAGGTCGACCAGTTCGAACGCCAGGTCGACGCCGATCAGGTCGACGATTTCGTGCCGGCCGGTGTTGCGGTTCCAGGCGTAGTGCCCGTGCAGTTCGTGGCCGGCGAGCTTGTCGATGTTGGGTTCGACCATGCGGATGCACGCGGCCAGCAGGTCGGCGTCGTGGGCGCGGGTGTCGTCGAAACTGCGCACGGCGATCGAGCGGTCGTCGACGAGCTCG